GAGCGGCCAGGCTGTATGGCTTGCCCATACGCGATGCACGTTGACGAAGACCTTGAATATTTATTCCGTCACGAACCGAACCGATACAAAGCGTCTATGCATTGGCTGAAAGATGTGTACATTGCTCAGAACGTATCTCTCCCGTTCGATGAAGCCTATGAGAGAGAAAGAGAAAGAACTTGGCGCGATAAGTACGAGCCGATGCGTCAGGAGATGCTTCGAAAGTACAGACCAAACTCTCGGCTCATCAAAGACGATGAACAGATGACGATATTCGATTACTTGGGAGATGACAATGACTGAAACAGAAAAGATTCTCCGCAAGGAGATTATGAAACTTGAGTTAGAGGTGGGAATCCTGAAACAAAAACTGAAGGTTGCTAATGACGCAAATTATGCGTTGTATCTGCAGAAGCAGGAACTGTCTTGGTATATCCAGCAGATGGAGAAAACATCATGAGTATGACACGTAAAACGAAAGAAGGAAAAGAATGGAAGCAAACGAAGTTAAATATCTGATGCGGCTTGCATCGGAAATCAGTAAGCTCGGCAACAAAATTGAATGTCTGAACGATAGGGTTAATGAATTGTTCGGGTGGAAAGAAAGCGAAGACGCGAAAGCGGAAAGGGAATCTCTTTACGAGATCGTTGACCGCGGAACTCCTCTCGACCCGTGGTACGGGGCTGAGAATCTTCCGATTGGAGAAAAGGAGTTAAAAGCCCTTAGAGACGGAAAGATTCTTTACCACAACGATGGCGAGTATGCGCACGCAATCTATCTTGAAGGGATTGGCGCAGAACCTAACTGGGATCACGGAGGAAGGTAAACAGAACAAATGGCATTTGCAAGTGGATTAAACATTGTCGTTCTGGTCGGAACGATCACAACGGATATCAAAGCAATCGAGAAGGACGGACAGGTTAAGGGGTGCAGATTCATGATCGGCGTTAACCGCAGACCGATTCAGAATCAGAAACAGCCGAACGCACAGCCCACACAGCAGACGGATTACATCCCCTGCACAGCGTGGGGCTGGACGGCGAAGCGGATTCTCGACAAGTACCAGAAGCGGTCACCGATTGTCGTGCATGGAACATGGCAGAGCGGTTCTTATAACGACCGCAACGGAAACAAAGTCTATACAAATACCTGCGTCATCGGTGAAGTGTTTGACTTCATGAATGGTACGGCAGCAGGCGCGGACAACCAGCGTCCGGCAGTAACATCTGACCCCGTTGCAGACATTCTCGGAGTATCAGATTCAGGTGCAGGAAGTTACCCGGAAATTGACCCGGATGACCTGCCGTTCTAACAAACAGAAAAGGAAGGATAAATCATGAACACAGTATTGGTTATGCTCGTTTCGCTCGTTATTGGAGCGGTCGCTGGCGGTACAGCGGCATTGGTAGTAATCGAAGTCAAAACAGAAGGGATTAACGAGGTTATCGACAGCGTTCGAAAGAATGTGGAAAACCTCGCGGAGATCACCCACATCCAGAATGAAACAGCGCAGAGTTCCACAAAGATGGCAATGGGGATAAACACCGCACTGCAGGAATTCATTCTCAAATACAAGCAAGACCGAACATGGATGATGCAGTCGCTGAATGATCTGTGGAAGGACTATGACGAGCGTCACCCGAAAGAGGTGGTTGCCGAAGAAGAAAAAGTTGAGGTCAAACCTCTCGATGAGAAGAAGGCTGCGCCGAAGAGAACCCGGAAGCGCAAGCAGGAAGAGGAGGAGCTGAAGGGAGAAGCAAAACCGGATGACGCAGAATGAAGAACTGGAATACGACCGGAAACGGTGCTCAGAGCTTGCTGAGAGCGCGTTTGACACATTGGACGATGCGGTGCTCGATGTAGACCTTGCACTCGAGCACGTGTCTACAAAGAGCCTTAAAAAGGCGAAGGAACTTATCTGCAAGGCGATGGACCTGATCGAGATCACGCGTGACGGCGGGGAGTGGTGAGCAATGGCGAAACGGAAGGCTATTTCTAAGAAGACGAGGTTTGAAGTCTTCAAGCGCGACAGGTTCACCTGTACCTACTGCGGAAGAAAAGCACCGGATGTGATTCTCGAAGTTGATCACATCGTCCCTGTGGCTGAAGGTGGGAAGAATGATCTCATGAACCTCGTCACATCCTGCCGTGACTGTAACCGCGGAAAAGGGAAACGGATACTGTCTGACGATTCTGCGATTGAGAAACAGCGCGCTGCGCTTGAAGATGCGCAGGACCGCAGAGAGCAGATGGAAATGATGCTCCAGTGGCAGAGAGACCTCAAGGATTATGAAGACAAGCTTGTGGACTTTGTAGAGGAGATTCTTACAGAGCCATACAACGAGGGGTACAGACTGAAAATGGAGTGGCGCATGCTGATAAAACGGCACATCCATAATTTCGGTCTTGAGGATGTGGTGCAGGCTGCCTATATCGCACGGGAAAGATATGTGAATGAAGACGATCTGAAACGTGGCTACTGGTACTCAGTAACTATCGCAGCTAAGAAGATCGGGGGCATCTGCTACAACTGGCAGAAGGAAAGAACGGCAGAGGATTATGTCAAATAGGGTTTTGAAGGAAAGCATATGCATGAGCGAAACCATCGATACCCTGACATGGTTTGAGGAAGTCTTCTTCTATCGGCTCATGGTCAAGTGCGATGACTTCGGACGGTGTGACGGAAGGCTGAAGATCATCAAAGGACACTGCTTTCCTTTGAAGGACATCACCGAAGAGGAATTGGATGCAGCCCTTAACAAACTGTCATTGGTCGGACTCATCAAGAGGTACACCGTAAGCGGGCATCCGTACATTCAATTTGTCACTTGGGAGAAGCACCAGACCATCCGAAATAAGAAGAGCAAATACCCTTCTATCGATGAAGGCGAAGAGCAATTGCCTTCAATTGAAAACAATTGCATGCAATTGAATGCAATTGCGTCTTTAATCCAATCCAATCCAAACCAATCCAATCGGGATCCAATTCAATCCTTAGAAGAGGGGGAAAAAGCGAAACAGAGGGAAAAACGCTTCATTCCCCCGACCCTTGAAGAAGTCCAGACCTACATCTCCGAAAACAACTTCATCATCGATGCACAGAAGTTTGTCGACTACTATCAGTCGAACGGCTGGATCGTAGGCAAAACGAAGATGAAGGATTGGAAGGCTGCGGTCCGAAGTTGGGAGAGACGCGAGCAGGAACGCTTCCAGAAGAAGCAGAAAGAGGACGAGGATCCGTTGGGATTCCTGCCGTTCTAGGAAGGGGGAAGATATGACGTTAGAAGAAACAAGAACGATTCTCAACATTCTGTTTGTTGCATATCCAAATTCATACAAGGGGTGGGAGGACGGACACCGCGACGCCGCAAAAAAACTTTGGTGGGGAATGTTTGCCCACATCCCTTACGAGATCGTCATGAAGGCGGTCAAGCAGGAGATATCCGAGAACCGCACCAACTTCGCGCCGAGCGTAGGTCAGATCATGTTCCGGGTAAAGGAGCTGATCTCAGTCTATGACGCTGACACGGCATGGTCGGAAGTGTGCTACATCGTGCGCACGGTGGACTTCGAAAACATCCCCGCAGCCGTCAGAGGGCTGGATGATATCTCCCGGCAGATTGTAACAAGCGGGGACATCCAGAGGATGAAGGAAACCACAGGCGCGCTGGACAAAGAGAAGCCGAGGTTCTATGCGATGTACGCCAAGTTGAAAGGAAACAAGGAAGCGGAAGCGGTAGAGACAGGAAACCTGATCTCCATATCCAGCACTGAAAGGTTGCTTAGTCTTGGAGCCAAACAATCAGAACTGCAGATAGAGATGGAGCATGGGAGTGAAGGCTGATGGGAAAGATTGCTGACCTGTCTACTCTCAATCCCATATATGAGTACCTGCCTTACTGCGTTACGTTCCGAGAGGAAACGGATCCTGCCACGAACAAGCGGGTGACGGTTAAGGAATACTCAAAAACTTACCCGCCGTTTCCATGGAAGCGAGACGGGAATGCGCATGAGAATGAAAGCCCGATTGAATTCATAAACGAGTGCGCGCGGAATGGGCTTGTCAGATGGGAAACAAAAGAGCAGGAGCAGGAACGTATGGTCGCAGAGAGAGCATACGGAACATCCGCTCCCGTGTCGTGGGAAGAGTATCAGAAACTGAAAGGGAATTAATGATGGGAGAAAAAAGGCACGTATCACAGGCAAGCACAGCCGCGATCAATATTTCAAAATTTATATTTGTTGTTGTAAATCTTTTAGTTCCGCTGATTGTTGGAAAAGCCTTCGGAATCGTTGCGGAGCGGTTCGCGTACGGTATAGTCATTTGCATTATCTCTTTGAAGTATACCGAGTATGCCATCGCGCTTGACGAAATCGAAGTAATTGCTCAAGAAGCAGTCAAACAATTGAAAAGGAAGATGAAGGATCATGACAAGACTTGTTGATGCACAGGACGCATTCAATGTTTTGACGGATTATTACCATCACAATTCGTCGACACAGCACTTAGCGTTGCAGGAAGCATTGAACAAAGTGCCGACGGTAGACGCAATCCCGATTTCATTCATAGAAGAACAGGTGAAACTGTGCAATGAGATTGGATTCAGAAGAGGCGAAGAGTGCTACATGGTACTGATTGAAAAGTGGAGAGAGGAAATAAGAATGAGCAAAGTCAAGTACAAACAAGGAAAGCAAATCTGCACAATCAGCGAGTTCGACAAGTGCGAAAGCCTTTGGTACAAGTGGAACGGCAAAACAACACATAGGTCTGTTCTAATGTCGTTACAGTATAGAACCCTTCTTGAAACAATCATAGCCGGTAGATTATTTAGGGCAGAAAGGAAAGAAGAATGAGTTTATACAATTTGGTGAATGGATTTAATCCGGCATGCGTTGTTTTGCTACCGATGCTCGGGCGGAAGCAGGAAGAATACCCGAGATTCAGAGACTGCTTCCTCTCCGAGGATATGAAAAGAATTGTGATCTATACAAGAGTCGGTGGAAACAACAGAGGATGTGGCTTCGATGAAGAAGCTCTGTACTCCGACCCAAATTTCGTAACAACGTATGACGATGATTTCGACAGCACTTACGGTTACTATGAGTTCAATGTCCCCGAAAAATGGAAAGATGACTTCTACAAGATCGCTGACGGAAGAATCAAGGAAGTGTCTGATGAGTACGTTAAACACGTTTCTGAGTTCTATCCTACACTTGCCAAAAATGGAATCATTGAGAAGATTTTCAGAGATACAGAGAGGAAACAGAATGACCGAAATAGTTGAGTGGAGAAACATTAAAGGGTATGAGGGTTATTACCAAGTTAGTAATTATGGGCAGGTAAGATCGGTTGACAGAACTTTACATGTGAAAGACGGTTGCAGAGAGTATGACAAAAAACTATTAGGTAAGC